CGTCGTTTCGCGCGAGGGCACGACGGCCGACGTCCGTCACTGTCGCGTCGATGTAGAAGTCGGTGGTGTTGTCGTTGTACCCCATGGCTTTCCCTACTTATGCATCCACGACGCCTATGTCCGTGGCGTCGACGTCAAGCGTTACGAGAGCCCTCTCTCCGGTCGACAGCGACCTGGCTTCAACCAGGTACGTAGAGTCTCGCAGGGGCTGTCGACTGTCCCCGCCGCGGCAATAAAAGGTGAGGCGATCGTAGGCCTTGATCTCCGTCGGATCAACTCCGCGCTTGTTGGAGGCATGGGCCATGGCATCCGCCCCGTCGTCAGAGATCTGAATGACCGGGATCTCATTCTTGGAGCCGAGGGGAGAGACTCTAGCCTCCACCTGGTCACTCAGGGGTGAGATCACCCCGTGATACGACCACGAGTAGAGGGCGTAGATGTACGAGTATCCGGACTCGTAAGTGCGGACGTCTCGATCCACATAGCTGCCGTTTCGGACCACGAACTCTCCGAGGACCGACCAGTCAGAAACGCTTCCGTCCTTCACGATCGCCCTTACGAGAGTCAGCTTCGACAGGTCGTTCTGCGGGTTGTTTGGGACCTTCCAGGAGACCCGGATCTCTTCTCGCCAGGAGACCGGGCGGACCGTGACCTCGTCAGGGGGCTCCGGCGGAACGGTATCGATGACCTTCGTCCGGCTCCAGTCGGACCAGTCTCCGCCGTAGAAGGAGGCGAGGGGAGGACTGATGAGGGCGTTGAACTCCGAGATGCGATCTATCGTAGATGCTCCGCCGAAATCGAGGTCGGCCGGATGGGTCCACTGGACGACGGATCGCATCCGATAGGCATACGAGCCATTGTACGCGACCTGGCGGTCGACGAACTCATCTACGGTCGGGTCATCGATCTCGATCGATCTACCCAGGACCATCGAGCCGTCGGGGCGCATGTCATACCGCTCGATGATGTACCCGATGTACGCCAGCGTGGGAGCGTCTGGGTGGCCGGTGAAGTCGGGCGGGGGGTTCTGGATGGGGACGTCCTGGTTGAACTCGGAGACGACCTCCAGTGACCCGATGACCTTCGCCAGCGAGCCGACGACGGTCAGGTGAAGAGGGTCGGTGGCAATCGAGATCCGATTTGCGTCGAACGTTCCCGCGATGGACGGATCCACGAAGTTGACGACCGTGGCCTCCTGGATGAGGCTGACCGGCTGGATCGAGTAGTATGAGTTAGGGTCCCCGAGGTGGTCGGCGGCCGACTGCCCCCCGGTCTCGCTCGCTAGAAGAAAAGAATCCTCATCGATCGCGGTCGGAGACGTCGTGACCGGCGGGGGCGGGTCAGAGACGATCGCAGTGACCACTCCGGGAGCCACATACCCGTTCGACAGGGCGGTCTTCGCGACGTCAAACGAGACCGCCAGGGGAGGCTGGATGACCTCTCCGGTGACGTAGGGGCGAACTCCCTTCTTGCTGGTGCTCCTGGTGGGGATGGTCGGGGCGATCTTCCACCTGAGCGTGACGTACCTCGGCAGGGTATCCAAGGTCCCAGACTGATCGAATGTCGGAGTGACGGCCTCGTCAGACGAGTAGAAGTTGTAGGTCGACTCTGCCACAAGACCGAACTTCCTGTAGAGGGTCGAAAAGTACGCAGGGGCCGACTTCGTGGAGGTCACCTCGGCCGGGTTCGGCATGAGCGGATCGGTGACTCTCACGTCCCTGACGTTAAGAGGCTCGGTCGTGAATGCTCCGGGGTCAAACTTTCCGGTATCGATCTGCGGAGCGGGGGCGGCCTCGTTCGTAGTGAGGGTCTCGGTGATCGCAGACTGGAACTGGTCGAGTAGCTTGATAGACATCAGGAGAAGACTCCCGGGTAGAAGTCGTACATAGACCTGAGGAGTTGCATCAACCTAGCGATTCCAGCGTATGTCGTGAGATCGATGACACCTTCTCCCAAGATCTCCTCCAGACTCGGACCGGTCTGGAGGTTTAGCATCTGGACTGAGAACGACGTCCCCCTCAGGGCAGTGACGGGGCGGGCAGCCACCGTGATGAGCTTCGGATCAAGGGTCGCCGTCTCGGGGTCGATCACCGAAAGGATCCTCGCTAGCCCTGAGGTCGAACCTTCGATCGATGCCTGGGTCGGCTGGATTCCGTGCGGATCGTCCTTTCCAGAGATGAAGTGGGTCATTCCAGTCCCGTCCAACAGGGAGAGGATGGTCTGGGAGATCCCATAGGCAGAGATGGCGTTCTCAACATTCTGCTGGACCTTCGAGATGTCACTCGGAATGAACAGCCTACCGGCCCTAGCCTCTGTGAAAATCCTGTCGGCGTTAGATCCGATGTATGAGTTTGCCCTGACGCTGTCGACCTGGTCACCCCTCCTCACGCTGGCGAGGAGGTTGCAGCCCGCGATGACCCAGCCGTAACTCTGATCTCCGTAGACTGCCTGGGAGATCGCAGGGTATGGGCTGATCGTCATGGGGTCATGATTGAACCGAGTGGCTTCCTCGATCAACGCCTTCTGCGCAGCATCTGCGATTGCCGGGGAGAAGAACAGGGCATTCGCAGGAACGTCGAAGATGAACGGCGAGGCCGGGGCCTTCATCTGGGTCCCTGCGATCTTGTAGCTGTACAGCGTGTCCGAAGACACGGCATCGTCTACGAACGCCCACACATCCTGTGCCGTCGTCCAATCATAGAACGAGAGGGTCTGGTAGAACCTGTCGTCCTTGAGCAGGTCCTTCGTCGATTCGACCAGCTGCCCGTTCGTCTTCACAATCTCAGGAAGATCCTGATCGTTGAATACGTCACGTCTAGACACGACGTATCCCGACGCGTCGCGCATCCTTCCCCAACAGACGACTATCCCGCCGTCACGCCCCTCCATCGTGAAGAGGAGGTAGGGCTTTCGCCTAGAGAAGTCAAGCTTCGCAAGGGAGTCCAACGCCTGCTTTCTCTTGATGAAGTCTCCGTCGGGTTGGTACCCGAGGATGTCTGCGAGCGGATCTCCGCTCTGCGAAGAGATCCCGTCGACCGAGACCTCATAAGAGGATATTTGTGCAGCCGGCTTCCTGTCGAATGTGATCTGTCCTGCCTTGTATTTTGCGGCGATCTGAGCAAGCTCGACGGCGGCATTGTACTTCAGGATGGCCGCGTTGTACGTCCAGGTGAGGGGATCGAACAGCCTCCGGGTGGCGTTGATCTGCTCGATGTCTGGGAATGGTGAGCTGGGAAGCAAGTATCCCCGAGAGAGACCGACAGCAAGGGTCTCGTTGATGCTTCCAATCATCTCAAGGACAGATGCCCTGATGACCCCGGCTGCCTGAATCATCGGAAGCCCGTCGTCGATGAAGAGGTCGATCTTGAGGTCAGCGGCCGCGAATCTACACGCATCGAAGTACTTCTTGATGTCGTCAGAGGAGGCGTCGGAGGACAGCCCGCCCTTCATGCAGTCTGCGATCTCTTGGAGACTCACAGCAACTCCCTGGTGATCAGCTTCGTGCTGATAGTCGACTCGATGTCATCCGGGGTGGTCTTCCCGATCGGGCGGGAGTCCTGGGCGAGCGAGATCTTGTCATCGTCCGACAGAACCGAGTAGAACTTCCTGTCGAAGGCCGAGTCGTTGAGGATGACTCCTCCGTAGCTCCAATCAGAATGCTTTCCCTTCGCGCTCACAGTCCTCACCCGATAGAAGTACGTGTTCGCCGCAGAGATGTCTCCATCGACGTAGAACCGATTTCCAACATAGATCGATCGATCTAGATCTCGGGTGTCAGCGGACATCGCTCGAGCCCTGCTGGACTCAGGAGTGATCTCGGCGACACGCCGATAGTCGAGGTTCCTCGCCGCCGCAGAAGCCATCGACTGTATCTGTGACCCGTAGATCTTGTTCGTGACAGCGCGCTCGACTTCCCACTTCTCAACAAACTGCGCAGACATGTTCCAGGAGACGATGACAGAGACTGGATTGATGTCAAGCGCAGTCGACCGAACCCAGACGGTCTCTGGAGCTCTCGGAGGAGGAATGACGGGAACGGTGATGGCGTCTGAACGAGGGCTGAGGAACCCCCCGCTCTGCATCGCCATGACCCGATACTCATATGACGTTCCCGGGATGACGTACGCAGGACGGTACGGAGGAGCCTGGACCTCAGAGGCAGCGTCAAAGAACCATGACTCGCTGGTCGCGGGGAGGGCATCCCAAAAAGGGGACCCCAGCGAGCGCCTCTCGACCTGGTAGACGCTCCTGACCGATGTCGCCTGCAGAGCGTCCTGGTCTCCCATGAGAGAGTTCGGGGCAAAATCGTTCGTCCCTCCCGTCCAGGTCAGGAGGACACCCTTTGGAGTGTCCTGATCCACGATAACCTCAGCTCCAAAGGAGGTGGGAGGATCGACGATCTGTCTAACGTACACTCCGACAGGGTCAGAGCCGACCGTAAGGGTTCGATTGCCACGAACGTCGACGGCCCCGATGGCGTACTGGTAGACACGATCGGTCTTCACAGAGGTGTCGACGAATGATGCTGAGCCCTGGGAGGCTGGGATGAATACCGGCCAGTCAACATCCATCAGCGTCGGGCCCCGACGGCTTCCGGCTCGCTTCGGGTCCCTCGCAGGTCCGATATCGACGAACTCGGGCTGATTCGCCTGGTGCAGCGAGCGCTCCCTGATCGTGACGTCCCTGCGCTGGACGATGAATCCCCGGACCCTCGGGTCATCAACTGCCATCTTGACGTCCACTCGAGGCTGGCCGACGGTCTGCTCGGCGGTCACCGATGGGACTGGAAGCGGGATCGGCCTACCGTGCTCGGGCATCGCCAGCGAGCACGAGAATGGAGTCTGGCACTTCATTCCGTACGGGTCAACGGTGTAGAATCGGTACGAGAGCCGGTCACCCGAGACTGCCTTGGTGTCGACGAACGAGGTAGACCGATCGGCCGCAAGACCGAGGTCAGTCAGGTGCCAGTATTGTCCGACCTTCGCGGCCGGACCCTTCACGATGATCGATTCCTCGGATCCCAAGCGAACTGATTCTGGAACAGAACGGCCGGAACGAAAGACTTCGACGTGATCGACTCCCTGCGGGCACCTCACAACGAAGCGAGGATGCCCTCCGATGATCGAGTAGGAAACGATCGGGGGCTGCGGAGGAGTCTGCTTCACCACCGGAACCTTAACCATCCGGGACCTGACGCTCTCAGATCCATCAGGGGCCACGCAGACGGCGTAGTACATGAATCCGGCGCCGTAAACGACTGCCTTGTCGACGAACGAACCGACGCGGAAGGATCCGATCGATCGGACCCCAGACCCGGCCATGTCGACCCGACCGACCTCGGAGAACTTCATCGAGTTCCCCTCTTGGACCACCCCGGGAGAGGACGAAGCCACGCTGTCACCCTTTAGGACGTTGATCCCATTTCGGCTGCCCACTCCAACGGTGTCAGCCTGAAATCCAGGGACGGCTCCGATCGACCTGCGGGTCAGGTAGAAGTTGAGATCCTCGACGACGCTTCGTTCAGCGCCAGTGATGGAAATCAGTCCTGCAGACGTCTCCCCGCGATTGGTGTTCTGGGGAGGGACTGGCGGCCGGAGCTCTTTCTGCTGAGGCGAGATGACGGAGCGCTGCAGGTCATTCGGGTCATCTGCAATGAACGTCGTGACCTGGTTTCCGACCCCGCTGTCCGCGGCCCGGAAGGCCGCCATGGCGATCGGATCGAATCCCTTTCCGCTGGAAGGAACAGACGGGGCTCCGATGAGAGCGGAGAGCATCGGTCTGACCGCCTTGACCTTCCCCAGCTTCGCTCTCATGATCTTTACGGCCTTGATCTTCGAGAGCTGGTCGATCGGAATCGAAACGGTGAGCTCGACGGAAAACTGGTCCAGGACTCCTCCCTGGTCCTCGATGACCTCTGCGGAATCGAGCTCTGGTCGGGGGGGAGGAACCGAGGATCCGGCGGTTGATGTCTTCAGTCCGAGGTGCGACGTCGACTTGACGATCTTCGCCGCCAGCGGGTCCTTGGTGATCGCCGTGAGATACGATGAGACAGATCCAGAGCTGGCGACCTGCAGCGGAGCGACTCCGACAGCGAAGGCATCGCGGACAACCTGGACGGACTGCGTCGCCGTCTCCGCGAGAGAGACGATGGCGGTCTTCACCTCGTCAAGGGTGACCGTTGTCGGCTCGGGCTCAGGGAGGGTCCTGACGATCGGTTCGATCGCGCCGTCGGTGTCAAAGCTGCGGATCATCCCCTCCCCCCTCGCCTGACCGAGTCAGGCCTGCTGATCTTGGGAAGATCCTGCTGCGGGACCTCCTCGTCGACGGACACCGCGACAAATGGGTCGAACGCCCTCCTCCCCTTGAGGTCGAGCTTCGGCCGGACCTCGGTGAGGCCGTTCGACCCGCTGGAGTAGACGTGGACCGAGAACCCTCCCGTCCCATCATGCTCCCCGGTAAGCCTCAAGGGGACCGAGGCGAGACTGGTTCCCGTCCTGGTGAACCAGGACCCCGAGGAGACCTGGTCACACCTCAGAGAGGCTAGGGAGCCCGTGGGGTTCGGATCCAACATCCGGGGAAGGACGAGGTAGTCCGGCGCGGCCTTGAACACAAACGAGGTCGGTTCCAGCGGGATGACGCTCGTCCTCCTGTCCTGGACGACCGGAGCCTCCAGCATCGGGGAGGACTGGATCAGCTCGTCGCGCTCCTCATCGGTCAGGGATCCGGTGGACCACGGGTCATAGTCCAATCCGTCATCAAAGAAGGAGTAGTAGGCAAAATCGAGCTCTCCGGCAGCGAGAAGCTCGCGGCCGCGGCCCGTAAGTACCACATCTAGCACCCTGCTCTGTCGGTCGAGGAATCCCACGGATTATCTAAGTGTCACTCCTCTTCCTTGTTGAGTGAAATGAGGGTGGCCTCGTAGACCTCGGCCCGGGTGAGCGGCGGATTCGATGTCTGGACCGCCTCGGTGACCCTGGCTGCTGAATCGACGATCGGCTTATCGGTCAGGATGTCCTGCGGGTGAATCGACACGACCGGCGAAACGTCCGCCTCCACCAATGAGGCCGAGGAGATGGGAATCCAAGGCATGTTGAACCGGTTGTTGAGGAGCCATCCGGGGGTGGTCCCAGACAGGTCCGCCAGCGTTCCCGTGATCCGATAGATCAGAGCATACTGGTTGAAGTCAACCGACCCGGTGTTCAGACCGACGCCGAACGTCCTGCCGGTCTCAGCAGAGCCGCGGTAGTCGATGTACGTGTCGCTGACGTACCCGTCCCAGCTTCCCGATCCGTCATCACGACCCATCTGTCCCGATCCAGAGATGGAGCTGTGGAGTGACTCGCCGAGTCGATGGGGCTTCCCGAGCTGAGGTGACCTAATGTCGGTAGGATCCTCGTGGAGCTCGTAGGTGAACTCGAAGCGTACCTGCCTGAAATAAGAGTTGATCCGCTCTGTTTCGCCGATCTCATACCCGCTGCCGGAGATGTCTCCGCACTGGGCGAACATGATCTCCCACGTTCCGCTGATCTCAGTTCCCCTAAGCCCGGGTCTGAAGCCTCGCCAGAGGCCTGGGTTCTCTTGGGGAATATCGACGGTTCCGCCGTACTTCGTGACGATCGTTCCGATGAGCGGAAACTCGCTTCCGACCCTCTTCCTCTGATAGATCCCGTCCAGCAAGGGATAGACGGGTCTGACCGTCTCAGCTCCCAGGTTTGAGCCTGTCGTCGGCCACTCGTTTGTGTTGGCGACTCCTCCGGGACCCGTTAGCCAGCCCTTCGGAGGTGATCCCGCGGCCTGAAAGGTGATCGGCTCTCCGGAGAATCCGAATGCCTCCGTGGTCCATGGGGCGTTGTTTCCCCATGCGGACGCTCCGTTCGGACTCCCGTTGTAGTTTCCCGAGACTGGCCCAGTGAGATGCCTCGGGTTAGCGATGGGAGACCCGTCTGAGAAGACCGTCCTCATGTGCCGGTCCCTGTTCCAACTGGGGTAGAATGCGGTCACATTCGAGGCGGGACCCGGGTACTTCTCGGTCCCATTGTAGTTCTCGATCGCATATCCCTCCCAGAGGAGGAAGGTGTCGCTGAAGAACCGTGCGGGGGGAATGTAGATGTCATCCACCCCTGTCGACCCTAGTATCGAGGCTTGGACAAACAGGGGGTTCTTGAACGCAGTGATGAACTTCGGATCGTTCCGTATCGGGTGAGCATGTCCGCCCCAGCGGAGGTTGGGTGACTTGATCGCAATGCCGAGGGTACCCAACGGGTCTGCCTGCCCAGCACTCGAAGAGTGGTGAGTGAGCTCGACCCAGACTTTCAGGTCAACGAGCTTCCCAGACTGCGGGACATCGACTCGGATCGTAGCGGGGTACCTAAACGACGCGGACATCGAGTGCATGTTGGAGCCCGTGACGATGGTGATCAAGGATCCCGTCCCTGCGCTGAATTGGCTGGGGACGATGGCTCCGCTGAACGGGACAACAGTGTCAAAGAATGATGCGGTCTTCTTGACAGAAAGAGTCTGGTAGAACGACTTCTTGGAGTAGTACAGAGTAGCGCTGGCCGGAACCGCGGTGGTCTCGATGGCCGACGATCCGCTCCTGAAGTAGTTCAGGGATTGCGCCTCATGGTCGCTCGAGCTGAGCGGGGTGGAGACGAACGCAGAGTTCCTGATGTGAACGTTGGTCCACGACGGGATGGATCCGGTCGTGATGATGGTCACTCCGCGAGAACGTCCGAGGGACGCTGTGCTGAGGCCGAGCAGCTGCTGGGTGACGTATGCCGACTCGGGAGCGTTCCCGAATGTCGCCAGGCTGCGATCGATCTCCGCCGAGCCGCTGAACAGGTATCCGTTCCTGGCCCTGATCACCCTAGCGAAACTGCGAAGGATTCCCTCCTCATTCAGGATGAATCCGCTGGTGGCATTCGTCCCGGACGCGAAGTAGATCGCCGACATCGTCATGCTCGGAGGCTTGAAGACGTCTCCCTTGTTTCCTAGAGAGAAGTGGATGTCTCGTCCGTCTTGGCTCCCTGTGTAGGGAAGTCCGATCCTCGATGTCGTGAATGCGTCTGTCTCAAGGTTCAAACACGAGTATGACGCACTAATCGCTCCGCGCTCAACACAGAAAAGTGCGGCATACCACTGCCCGAGCGGCAGAGTGAGATTGATCTGAGGGTTGACGACCCCATCGGAGATGTCGAGCTGGGTGTTGATTCCTGGCGGAGAGCTCGAGAAAGTCGTGGTCGTGAGAGAGTATCCGGAGATCGGGACGTTGGAGTCGAGCTTCGAGAACATCCTGCGAACCACCAGCTCCTCGTTGATCGCCGATGCCTGGGCAACCCAGAGGATGGCAAGATCTGAACCAGAGGCGAGTGCGTACGAGGCTGAGCTCGCGGCCTGCAATCCGCCAGCCGACGCCGTTGAGAATCCGACGGCGTAATCGTCCGCAGGACCGCGGAATCCAACCAGACGGTAAGAGACCCCCGTCCCGGTCTGCCCCATGGTGTTCGACGAGTTGAATGAGCTGGTGATTCCAGAATCTGGCTCGTCGCACAGGTACCCATCGATCCAGATTCCCTTCCCGCCGCAGGCGATGCTCATCTGTCCTGCGGTGATCGGATATCCTGCGAACGGGACGGTATCGTAGTGATACACCCCAGCAGTCTGCGTCAAGCTTCTCTCGACACTACCGGTGAACTCAGAGACAGTGATCTCTGCTCCAAGGAACCCTGCGTCAGGGCCCTGGACGTGCCGGCGATCAAATCGCATCCCTGGACGATGCGTGTACTGCCTTGGTCGTTTCACGTCCAGTCCTCGTTTCTCTCAACGATGGAGATGCTTCCGCTGATGTCTAGGATGCCCTCTCGGATCGGCCTAAACCCGTAGGTGTACTTCGGCCTCTCTAGCATGTGGCTCTCTACGACGATCTCGTCTCCCTTGAAGATGCTTCGGGCAGGAATGAGCTTCTGGACGATCGTCACGAAGGAGCTGTCGAAGAAGTCCAGCATGTCGACGAAGACCCGGAAGTTCAGCTGGCCCTGTAGCCTCTTGAAGTAGGTCTCCCGCATCTGCTGGAGGCCCTCGTAGTCCTGCCTGTATCGATTCATGGGATGCCCGAGGATGTTATTCAGCTCGTCGTATGAGGCCATCAAATGAGAGATGTCCTCGTTGAGTGCGTCGAACATGTTGAATTCGAGAGAGACGAACCTCTCATCCTCGTACCTGTCCTGGGCATCGATGGTTGTCCCGTCGTATGCCCTCACCTTCTCCTGGTTCCATCCATAGTCGATGCTCGGGATGTATGCGTAGTCATTCAGAAACTTCTTGAATGGAACCAGAGAGGCTCCGAAAGAGGTCCCGACCCCATCGTAACGATTCAAGGTCGAGTCGAGGACGGAGACGTTCCCGGCGACGTCCGTCGATCCTCCGTCAGAGAGTCTCCAGTGAATCCGGAGGTCACGGTTATTGAAGGAAGACTCTCGTCCGTAACTCTCATAGTGTCGAGCGTGGGCATCCAGTTCGCTACCGACCAACGCAGAGTCCCACGCTCGGACCTCGTTGGCCCAGAACTCACCCGAGGACGATCCCGCCCAGGCGCCGACGACGACCTTATTGAAGGCACACTGTGGGACCTCCTGCAACGAGACGCTGCTGGTGGAGTACATCAAATCATCATTCTCGTATCGGATCACAGACAGGGTCATCGATCCGCTGACGGAATTCCTGACGAAGGAGACGTTGTAGAAGTTGTCGTCAAAGATGGACGCGGAGGCGAGGGTCAACCTTCCTGCAGATGAAGACAGGTACAGGTTTCCCGTGGTAGAGACGGTGCTCACCTTCTCATACCAGAGAGCGATTCCCGGAGAGGTCGATCCTGACATCAGGGCCACGATGCTGCCGGACATCTTCGTCGGTGGCAGATCGTCGCTAGCGGATCCCGGGAATCGAATCCGAGTCTCAACGGACCAAGACCCGGTCGTTCCGATCACATGTGGATACGGAAGCACCGAGGAGGTGACCATCGTCGCGAAAGACGAAGAGCCGAACGTCATGGCATAGGCGCTCTTCTCTGACTGCACGCGGCTGACCGGAAGCCGCGCTTCAGACTTCCGAGCATATTCCTTCAGCCTGACAAAGCCGTTGTCGACCCCGTAGGTCCTGAGAAGAGCTTCGACAGACTCTCGCGTCCCCTTCGTTTTGTAGAGATACATCAAGTTCTGGAGCACTCTTCTCCAGAATCGAGACTTGATGTCTGCCATCTTGGTGTCAAGCGAGACGTTTGCCTGCGGGCCAGCAGAGACATCCCGACCGACGAAGTACCTGAGAGCGTCAGTGGTGGCGAAGTTTCCCTCTAGCTGCCAGCCGAGCAGGGCGCCGACGTCTTCGAGAAGGGCATCGGGAGCGTGGTCATACTCGGCGTAATCGACCTTGCGAAGATTCGGAAGCTGCTTGATGTAGAGCTTGATGCGATCGAAGAACCTAGCGATGATCAGTGAGAAGTTCTGGAAGCTCTCCGAGTCCCTCGAAAACTCCTGCGGGAACAGGTTGAAGATCATCGATGAGTTCTGCCGGTCGTATGAGGATCCCGACGCCTGTGCTCCCACGATGAAATCGACGACATCTGGGTCGTCCAGGGTCAGGATCGGATCGGGCGAGTCATACGCAAGCGAACCAGAGCCCCGAGATCCAGAGAAATACGACTGGATCCGACCGTCGAGGCGATGTCCAGAGCAATCTCGAGCGATCGAAGCGTAACTTCTCGGAGTGCTGGGGGTGGCCTCGTTGAATCTCCAGGCCGCCAGTAGCCCTGACTGGGCGTAGACCTTGCGGTTGTAAGAGCTAGTGAGTGCGGCCAACCCTCGAACAGTCGACCAGACGCTGACGTCGTCGAGGCTGCCGGTGAACGGGCGCACCACCTTGCCCGCCAGCGATCCAGACCCGATGTAGAACGAGCCCGAGTTCAGGTCGTACCTGTACCCCATCACTGTCGTCGTCGAGTCCGCTAGGATCGGAAAGGTCCCAGTGGTGGCCGTGTATAGAGAGATGGTTCCGGTGACCGATCCCCTGTCGATCACAGCCGAGAAGAACGTGGGCATCGAGAGGAGCCCACCGCTGACAACCTGCGTGGTCGCTCCAGAGACCACCATGAACCGAACCTCGGACCCCGAGACGTAGACAGAGACGCCCTCGTCGGTTCCCTGCTTCAGCTTCTGGAACACCACCATGGCGTCCTCTGAGCCGGTCAGCGCTGGTACATCGATCCATCCCTGGATGGACAGGGATCCCGTCCCCGGGCTGACAAATGACGTCCTGGCCACTCCGTCCTGCACCCCGAAGTCATCGATCCGGATGTACGAGGACGACACCGCCGGATTCAGCCGAAGGTGCCCGGTCCGAGACGGCCAGGTGCCGAGGAAGTACCTCTGGTAGCCGTCGAGTGAGTCGAGGAACGCCTGCAGGTCGTCGACCGTCCCACCGATCGGATACTCGTTGAGGATCTGGTCGGCAGTGACGTTGACGTATGACTCTGCAGAGTTGAACGTGACGAAATTCTCAAAATCGCTGTAGTCGACGGCAAGGTCGACCATGTCCGATCCCGACGCAAGACGGGTGACGAGATCGTTCTCAGAGCTAACGTCAGAGAAAGAGTCCTGGGTCTGTGCAGAGACAGCCGCGGCAGACCCCGCCGCCATCTTTCCGTCGAATAGACTGAAGATATCGGGCATTTAGACGACCTTGAACTTGAATCCCGGGTCGATGACCTGCTTCCGGCCCTGCTCGTCCACGAGGAGAACGATCCTGTAGACATTTCCTGCGTGCAGGTTCGTCATGTGGAACTTGAACGAGTTCCCGCTGCCGCCGTACGAGAGCATCGTGTGATTCTGGGAACCAGTCCCAAAGGGAACAACCCTCTCTCGGGTGGCCTCATTCTCGATGGCGTACCAGGCCCGCTCGACGACGTACGGGACCGGACCGAGCGAGGCGGTCTGGACCACGGGGAGCGTGTGCGGACGCTTTCGGAAGAACACCTCGAAGACCGGAGCGTCCTCCGGGAGGTACTCGTCCTGCATATTCCTGATGCGGGCGGTGACCGGATACTGGGTCAGCGTCGTCACAGGATTCGGCCTGGAAAACGTGAAGGAGCTGGTGATCTGTTGGGTACCACCCGCCCTCCACATGTCATAGAAGACCGACCCACTATAGGAGGAACTCGGCAGCGCGAAGGAGGCACTGTAGAGCCCAGTTCCGACATGGCTCGCGGTGACATACAGGAGGGTTCCAGATGAATCGGCGATGGTAGCCACCACCTCACCTGATAGGTCTTGGAAGACCCCGCCGATCACATTGTAGAGCCACAGGGAGCCCGTCCGGGACCACTGCATGTTGGCCCGGTCATCCCGCCTGAAGTCAGTCGTCCTAACCTCGAGGTATGGGCGGCGGTCGCGATACGAGCTGTGCCGAGAGTAGAACTTCTTGCGGTAGTAGTCGGTGTAGACCGCGTCCGACTCGAGGCTGGCGGTGATCGAGATGCCGAGGCCATAGTTCGGGAACGTCCCGCTCAGCCAGCCGTTGACGATGGAGGTGACGTCCTCGTCGATGTCCTCGACTCCGGTGTCGAAGTACGCGCTCGCAGTCGGAGAGGTGAGGTAGTCGCCCCCTGCCGTGGCCCAGTACTCTGTCGAGCTGCGCTTCTCCCAGTTGGCGAACCCGTCGTCGGCGTACTCGGTGACGTCCATGCCGTCGCCCTCGTCCCAGGAGGACGAGACGGGCCTGATCGTCATTCCGTAGCTCTCTGGCTCAGGACATCCGCGGGTCTTGTGGTTCACCCTGAGGCGGACAGTCATGCCGGCCGTCGGAATCTCACCCGATGCCGTCAGCTCGCAGAACTTCGAGAGGTCGAACTGCATCAACACTCGACCGAGAGAGCTCGACCCGGCCGGTCCGATCGCTCCGGAAATGCCCGCTCGCTTGAAGACGTCTAGCTCCTCAGAGGCTCCGAGGTTCGCCCCCGTGAGTCGCGTGAGATTGGGCGCGACGTAGTCGTTCGTGATGAACGTGTCCTTGATCGGATAGATCCTGTAGATCATCGCGCACTCCCGACGATGTCACGGGTTGGGTACTTGACCTGGAAGATCGCCCCGGTCGGACAGATTAGCATTCCGTCGCGGAGGTTATCGCTGATCGCGAACCTCTCGTCAGAGTATGAGAGCCCATCGGTCGTTCCGAACACGTTGGTAAACGAGACCTCATACACGGAGATAACGCCCGAGGTGCCCTGGAGCACCGCGACAACGTCGGAGATCACGATCGGCTGGCCGATCTGCATCGAATCTCTCTTGAAGTACTCGGCCAAACGAGCGGTGCAATTCAAGAGCACCTCCGACCTGTTCTTCCCAGACGCGACGACCACTCCGAAGTACACCCGAAGGTCCAGGATGCTCGCGTCGAGGATGTTGATCCCATCCGTGAGCATCTTGAACTTCCTCATGTACGTCACCAGGTTCGACTTCAGCGTCGAGGTTGCGGTGGTGAGGTTCCCGTCAGCATCAGTGGACAGGACGTGGATGTCGTAGGCATACTGGCCGAACTCGGAGGGCTTGACGTACACCTTCTCAAGCTTTCCGAACTTGGACGGAAGCGAAAGGGCGCGAGCGACGATGTCCTCACGGGTGACCGCACGGGATTGGGCGGCGAAGAAGGCAGCGGAGTTGGCCTTGATCTCCCGAACGGTCTCCGCCGGTCCCCCTCCCTTCATAGAGACGAGATTGATGCATCCGACTGAGGCTTCCACCGCACCCTTGGTGACAGCGTCCAGGTTCGTCGAAGCGAAGGAGAAGTTCGCGGCGAGCGGCTGCCGGATTGACCGGGCCGGAACGTTAGTCTCCGGACCTCCGCCGACCCTGTAGCGAATCGTCAGAGTGGTGTTGTGAGGCGAGAGACCGAGGCTCCGAGTCTTCAGGAAGTTCTGCGGGTCAATGTTGAAGCTGTTGAAGGTCCTCCTCCCCGCCAGTGGGAGGGCGTAGCTCGCGATGTTAGGGATCAGCTCATCATCGTAGCTGACCCCATCCCCCGATCCGAACACGAGGGTCGAGATCCCAGTCGTGATGTCTCGGTCGACGATGAACCGTCGAGGGGCAGACTGCAGCTTCATGACGTACGGGACCAGTGCGCCGTCATCTCCCGAGTTGGTGTCAGCGGTGAAGACCCAGTCTTGGGCCAGGTAATCCACCTCAAACCACTCGTTTCCGTCCTCGTCGAAGACGTCGATCACCTCGATGACGTCCTCGTAGCCCAGATCGATCCGCCTGAACTGCTGGAACTCGGTCACGGTGAAAGTCTCTGTGACCGTCTTTCCAGCGATCACCTCGACCTGCTTCCTGATAGCAAAGTGGGTCGGGATTCCTGTCGTCGAGTCAAATCTCGACCCGGTCACCTCTCGACCGAGTGAGGCGGTGAAATAGATGTTGTCCAGCGTCTCAAACGTGGTCCCATTCTGGGCCATCCCCTGTGATCCCTTGAGGAGGATGGGAGTGTAGGCGTCGTTGGGGACGACCTGTCCCATGGAATCGACGGTGGCGGGGACCTCGACGGCCCAATGGACCGTCCCAACAGACGGACGCTTGCCTTGCGGACGATACCCGCGGGCCTTCGCGTTCGCCATGACGTTCTTCAGCTGGGTAGCGCCCTCACCAGACTCATTGAAGGCCTGGTCGAGCATAAAGTGGAGGCCGTCACCGACGTAGGCGAGGAACTCTAGGACAGCCATTCCCGGAGAGCTCTCATTGAAGTCTGTGAATGAGCCCGAGGCGTAGGCCTTTCCGAACGTGATCAGGTCTCGCTTGAGGGACTTGAAGTCCCTGTTCGTGAGACTGACGATCTGCTCCTTCTTGACGTCAATTGCCATGATCGATCATCCCGTGAACAGCTGGGTCGCGGTGATCGGGACGTTCCCGTACACGACCTCTAGGTGGATCCTGAAACCGTTCTCCGGAACCGAGGGGTCCTCATCGGAGAAAATAATGTTGAGCACCGTCATGGTGAGATATGGCATCCAGCGGGAGACCTGGCTCTTGATCCTGTCCGCGATGCGCGGCTGCAAGGACTTAATCCGGGGCTCGAAGATGAAGTCCCGGAGGTTGCATCCGAAATCCACGTGCATCACCCTCTCGCCCCAGTTCGTGAGGAGGAGAGAGTTGAGGTTTGCACGGATTGCCGCGGCAACATCCTCGGTGACCTCCAGATAACCGAGCGATCCGGTAGACGGTTGGAACGGAAAGTTGAAGCCGATCGGCACAACGGCTACGTATGCCGCGGCCAGCTTAGTCCAGAAGGCCTACTTGAGGCGTACTTTCTTTGAGAGATAGGACTCGGACGAGCTCTCAAATGAGGAGATGGCGCTGACTGCGGCGGTGGCCCCGGAGGCTCCCGCCGTACAGGCTGTCGCCACCGGCGAGGCAGCGACAATCGGCGG